AAGATACGAAATAAAAAATTAAGACAATTAAGTATTGATAAACACGCTAACAATAAAGAGAGTAGGGATATGGTTAGACAATACTGGTAAATGATTATTCTTTTACACATAATAAGTAGTATTTAAGTAATATGTGGATTAAAATCCACTTTTTTTTGCCCAAAAACTAATAATTTAACTACACATTACTTGTGGTAACAGAAATTATTATTACATTTGTACAAAATGAGAGAGATGATAAAGGAATTTCCAATAAACATCAATGAGAGAGAGTTCTTTAGAGCTTACATTGAGATGTTGAAGCCCTTTCTGAAGAAGATAAGAGATAGAGAAGCAGATGTATTTGCAGAGTTAATCTATTGGAATCATAAGAAGAGAGAGATAAGAAACAAGAATGACAGGTTTAAATTAATAATGGACCCAGACTGTAGAAGACTAATAGAAACAAAGATTGGTATATCTACAGCTATATTCAGAAATGCATTAACAGGACTACGAAGTAGAGGTTTGTTACTAGATGACAATACTATTCACGATACTTATTTAATTTCTCCTCAAGACGAGGTTAAGTTAAGCTTTGTATTTAAGTTAATTAAAGATGTTAAGTAGTATGGAAGAGTTAGAGTTTGATATACCTGGAGTTAATGAAGAAGAACTACTCAAAGCACAAGCTGCTGCAGAGAAGGACATTAAAAAAGAAACAGATGGATTGTTACCAAAACCTAGAATGGCTATTAAAGGATTATCTAAAACACATAGAGACACTAGAGGATTGGGAGAAATCACATCCTAAGTATTCACATAGTATAGAGATAACCATTGGACCTAAGAGAGGATTCCACACACTAAAAGTAATATGCAAAAAAGAGTAAATAATATAATCAAAAAGGTGGCAGAGGAATACAACCTATCAGTAGAGGTAGTAAAAGCGATAACTGATTCTCAGTTTGAGTGTGCTAGGGAAAATACTAAGAAGGGAGAAGCTGATAGCCCTGCTACCTTTTTGAATATACGATTTAAGCATTTAGGGCTATTGGTAGCTAAACCTAGTAAAATTAAAAAGATAGTAGATGGCAGAAATTCAAGAGCTAATCTTACTGAAGGTAGGGATACTGACGGATGAGATATCAGGTACAGAGACACAGGTAGAAGGAAGAGTAGCTATCCATCCTACTGATATAGAATACATAGAAGAGTATGTAGGTGAGATAATAGAGAATCCTCACGGAGATATTACAAATGTATTCTTGTATAGCGGAGTAGCAATGGTAGTTAAGAAAGCCTTCACTACACTACTCCAGGAGATTAATCAAAAGAAGAAACATAATTCCAAAGAGGGATTTTTTAAGGGTAACTAATAAATAAAGAGATGAGTGAGATTACAGAGAAGATGAAGACCTATAGAGGCACAAAGACATTAAAGGCTACTCTTATGACTAGAGGAGAGTATTGTAAATATAGAGGATGGGATGTACCAAAGGGTGAGAATCCTGATGAAGAAATCTACTTAGTAGAATATCCAGTAGAAGTAGATACTGTACCAAACCACCCAGACCATGAAGGATATATTTCTATGAGTCCTAAGACAGTATTTAATAATTACTACAGAAGAAGTAAAGAAGATTCTATATGTAAACGTAGAGTAAAGGTAGGTTTTAATCCAGGTGATTACTCTCCTGCAACAGACCTTAAATTGAAGACTGCAGACCTAATTGATATGATAGATGGTCAAACTCTAGTACAAGGTAATAGAGAAAGAGCAAGGTTAATTGCATTAGCAATGACAAAGTATGAAGAAGCTGCTATGTGGGCAGTTAAAGCCATGTATACAGAAGACTAATTAATTTAAAAATAAAGAGATGAGAGAAGGAAGATTACCAAAACCATTAGCAAATTACGTACTAGTGGCTAACCCAATTTACGGGAAGACAGAGACAATGGAAGGAGATATAGCAAAGTTACCTCCAGCAGAAAGAGAAGCATTCATGAAACATAACATGTATGATATTTGGCAAGACATGGAAGTACTAGCAGTAGGACCTTCAGTAGTAACTCTAAAAGTAAGAGATGCTGTAATCTCTACTCCAACATTAGCTGCTGCAGGTATTGTAGTGTGTGAAGAGAAGTATTTAATGATTAGAGAGAGTAACTTTGTAGGGTTATGGTAAGAGAGACTAGCCGTATAATTAAAGGAAAGGAAGTACAAGAGAAATTATTAGCTGGAAGTGACCAAATCTTCCAAGCTGTTAGTACTACCTTTGGTCCCTTTGGAAGGAATGTAGCATTATCTAAAATCTTTAATGATGCTCATATAACCAAGGATGGTGTAACAGTAGCTAATAGTATTAACCTAGCAGACCCAGTAGAAAATGTAGCAGCCCAAATTATAAGACAGGCTGCTGCAAAGACTGCTGAGGTTGCAGGTGACGGTACTACTTCTACTACAATCTTAACTAGATACATAGTTGAGGAAGGGTTTAAGGTACTTAATAGTAATAAAGCTATTAGTACTACTCAGGTTAAGAAGGCTATGGATGACATGGTTACTAAACTATTAACTCACTTAGATACTAAGATGCGTAAGGAGATTACTTTAGAGGATATCTTAGATGTAGCACTAGTGGCATGTAACGGAGATAGTTATATTGCTGGATTAGTTAGTGATGCATTTAAAGTAATTGGTGTAGACGGAATTGTATCTGTATTTGACTCAAGGAGTTATGATACTACTTTGGATGCCACAGAAGGTATCAAGATAGATAGAAGTCACATTACTCCTGCATTAGGGGAAGGAAGAACTAAGGTAGAGCATAAAGAATGTAAAATTCTGGTTACAGACCTCAAGATTACTACTCCTCAAGACGCTATTGAGTTACTTAAACTGCAGGAAGCATGTAAAGGTCCACTACTTGTAGTATGTGAAGACATTACAGAGCAAGCAGCTAGTACTATTATCTACAACAGAGAGAATAATGGTAATGTACTTGAAGTAATTAGAGCACCTTTCATAGCAGATGCTAGAGCAGAAGCCTTAGCAGATTTAGCTATTGCAACAGGGGCAGGATTCTTAACTAAGACTGGAGGATGGAATATTCCTGATGCTACAGTAGAAATGTTAGGTACTTCCGATGCGGTTATCATTACTATTAAGGAAACTACTATCATAGGTAGAAAAGGAGACCCTCAAATGATTAAGGACAGAGTAACCTACTACCAAGAGAAGATAGAAGATGATAAAGAAGGTCTTACAGCTAACTATAAGAAAAGAGTAGCTATGTTATCAGCAGGTGCTGCTATAATCTATGTAGGAGGAGCTAATGAAGCTGAAGTTAAAGAGAAAAAAGATAGATTAGACGATACTATACGTGCAGTAAAGAGTGCTCTAGACCAAGGAGTAGTTAAAGGTGGATGTATGGCTTATGAAGAACTAGTTTATACAGGAAAGAATGACACTGAGGCAAGTAATATAGCTTATCCTATCATCTTTAACAGTTTATCTATGTTATGGAAAACACTATGTTCTAATGGAGAGTTAAGTGAAGAGGATGAGTTCTTATTAAGAGCAGATTTATTAGAGAGTAAGATTGTAGACCCTGCATTAGTAATTACGTCAACTATCACAAACGCTGTGAGTGCAGCAAACATGTTATTTACTACAAACTGTGTAGTAATCAAAACTGAAATATAATGGAAGGACAGAAAGAGATAAATAGTGCTACTAACTTATTCAATAATTTATTGAACAGGTTATCTAAAGATGGTATGAGAGTCATTGCACTATGTGAGAATGCTGAAGGAAGGATGACTATGCTTGGATTAATGGAGTTCATTAATAACCAAGGTACAGCTATCATTAAGCAGATTAGTATAGAGAAGGAAACTAAACTAGTAGCTATTGAAGGAGGACAAAAGGATATCCCTGAGGACATGCTTAGTAAGATGAGTCCAGTATCAGAGATAGTAGAAGAAGTTAAATAGAATTATGAGTCAGAATAGTGTAAGTAGAAATTGGAATGTGTTAGAGAATTACTGGTTGTTAAATCCAGGAATGCTAAGTATAGCTGTCTTCAGAGACTTACACAAAGCTGATAAAAGTAAAGGTAAAGGGAAATCAAGTAAACTCATGTGGGCTATAGCACTATTCTGTGACCCACATGAGGATAACCCATGGAAGAATACTTCTAGGGTAGATAAAGAGATACTTATAGCTGAAGAACACCTTGAGAATGTTAAATTTGATTGGAGTGATGAAGGTATACAGGCTCTTATAGATACCTATGATGGAAAGTGCTTAACTATAGCAGAGAGAGAACTAATAGAGCTAGAAGATAAGGTTAAAGATAGAGCAAGGTTTGTCAAGAGTACAAAGTACTCATTAGATAGTGTAGAAGATGGTAGAATAATCAAAGGGACTGCAGAGCAGTTAGATAAGATGTTACTTAACACTTCTAAAATATATGATAGCTTTGATACTATTAGAGAGAAGATAGCTAAAGAAGCTGCTAAGGGACAACTAAGAGGAGGAGCTACAGAATCTGCTTCTGAATCAGGAGACATATAATGGGATTTATACAAATACAACATAGAGAGAATTTCTTAATATCAGATGTACCTGAACTACACCCTGCTTCTGCAGCGTATATAAAGTACTGGAAACTACATAAGAAAAGATGTATTGAAGGTATATGGTCATTAGATAAGAAAGGAATCTCTGTAAATATAGATGGTGAAGTTAACAGTAAAATCCTGGAGGAAAGAGAAGGATGGAGATGGATGCCTGCAAACCTATACTTCTATGTGAACTTTGGTACTATAGAGCATAACCCTGATGATGAAGATTCAGATGAGACTGCTCCTAAGATTAAAATGAGACCACACTTAAGAGATTTTGAGTGGGAGTTTTTCTATAACTGGATTGAGGCTAGAGGATTTTCTGGATTTGAGGATGATGAATTAATCTCCTGTGATAGACGGATACCTATGTACATCAAAGCAGTAGCCCAAAAGAAGACTAAGAAGGCTAATAGAATTAAAAGAAGAATGAGAAAGACATGCTATCTAGCTGATGGTGTGACACTTAAGACTTATGAACCTGCTAGAACTTACTTACGTAAATTATACACTGTACCATTAGGTATAGCATTGTTTGGTAATGAGGCAAGTAACTTATTCTTATTAGGAGCTAGGGGTGGTGGTAAATCTTACCTTGTAGGTGAGGGAGTACTATTACATGAGTTCCTATTTGATGGAGTAAAGAGATATACAGAAGAAGCAAGAAAGAATCCACCTAGAGCACAGATATGTTTAGGTGCAGGACTATCTTCTAAGTCTGCAGAGATACTTGAGAAGTTTAGTATTGGACATGATAATCTTAAAGGTGAGTATGGTTTAGGTACTAAAGACTACAAGCCTGCTCCATTTAGGAAGACTACTACTGGAGGATTAGGTCCTAATAATGTTAAGAATCCTTACAAGCATAGTTATGATGTAAAGGAAGGACATGATTGGGTTACTAAAGGTTCAGGCACTTCCCTGAAACATGTTATATATACTACTGAAAATCCTGAGGCTGCTGCAGGTGGGCGTTATACAGTAATGGGCGTAGAGGAAGTTGGATTACTAGGTAATGTGTTAGCAGTACATGGTTCCAATGATGCATGTCAGATGAAAGATGGAACTGTTAAATTTGGTAGCTCTGTTTACATTGGTACTGGTGGTAACGTAGAGAAGATACAAGGAAGCAGAGATAATATTTAGAGACCCTGCAGGGTTTAACTTCCTAGCATTTGATGATGAATGGGAAGGTACAGCACCTACAGGATGGTTTGTACCAGCATACTATATGGATGGTAACTACAAAGATGAACAAGGAAATACTCTAGTAGAAGAAGCTATAGATTCATATGAGGAAAGAAGAGATGAAAAAAGGAAGTCTAAAGACCCTTCTGCATTGTCTTCTGAAATGATGAATTACCCGTTAATACCATCAGAGATGTTTCTTAATGCTAAAGGAAGTATGTTTCCTCAAGCAATGATTAAGGCACATCTTGCTGAAGTATTAGCTAATCCTCATAGATTCTCAGATACTAATTACCACATTGACTTAGAATTTGATTCTCAAGGAGAGTTAAAGATGACTCACGTAGATGGTAATGCAGTAGAGAAAGATTACCCTATTAAGAATAACAAGAACAGACCTGGGGTTATTGAGGTATATGAAATGCCTAAGAGGAACACAGAGAATACTATATTTAAGAACAGGTACATACAAGGAACAGATACATATGATGATGATGAGTCTGTAACTACCTCATTAGGTTCTACTTGGGTGTTAGATACTTGGACAGATAGACTTGTAGCAGAGTATACAGGACGTAGAGGCTCTAAGGAGTTCTATGAAATAACAAGAAAATTAAACATCTTTTTTAGATGTGACCATAACTATGAACAGAATAAGAAAGGTCTATACACATATTATGAGCAGAAAAATAGTACACACTGGCTATGTGATACTCCAGAGTCTCTTAAAGATGTTGCAGATATTACTATAAGTAAAATAGGTAACAAGAGGAAAGGTACTACAGCAAGTACTCCTATTAATGCTCACGGATTAAGACTGATACTAGATTGGTTACTTACTCCTGCATATGACAAAGACAATGAAGAAATACTTAATCTACATACTATAAAAAGTATTGGATTACTTAGAGAATTACTTAACTACAATAAGAATGGTAACTTTGATAGAGTATCTGCGTTAATCATGTTGATGATACTTAAAGAGGAGAAGGTCAAGTATATAGAGAGAGTACAGAAACAAAAAGTTGCTGACTTAGGTTCAGACCCATTCTTTGACCAATTTACTTCTGCGCCTACTAAGCGTGGAAAGTTTAATTTTAATTTATAATTTAAAATGACTATCTTTGTCTAATATAATATACCTATGCTAAACAACGGAAATAACATCCAATTCCCCTCACAAAAGAAATCCACTGCAAGTAAAACTCCTAAATGGAGAAAGGAATGTGTAGATGGAGCAGAAGCTTTAGCTGTCTGGGGTAATGATACTTTAAGACAATCTTACTATAACAAACTAGTTAACTTTAATCTTTATTCAGATATACTAGACCAAGCAGATATAGAAAGAACCTGTAACCCTCATCAGTTAGGAGGATTAACTTCTCCTGCTAAGATGCAGAACTACCCTATCTGTAATCCTAAGATTGATTTACTTGTTGGAGAATCTATTAAACGTAGGTTTGATTTCAAGGTTAGAGCAATGAATGCTGATGCTGTATCAGAGAAGGAAGAAGAACTTAAAGGTAAACTTATACAGATAATCACTGAAGACATCAAGAATGAGTCTAGCTCTGAAGAAGAGATGGCTGAGAAGATGAAGAAGTTTCAGAACTATGTAGACTTTGATTATCAATCTATAAGAGAAAGAAATGCTACACAGATACTTACATACTTATACAAACACTTAAGACTAGAGGTTCTATTTGCTAAAGGCATGAAGGATGCTCTAATTTCTGCAGAAGAAATATACTCTATTGATATCATAGCAGGGGAACCTGTAGTGAAGAAGGAGAATGTACTTAACGTATCTACTGTAAGGTCTGGGGAAAGTAATAAAATTGATGATTCAGATATTATTGTGATATCAGGTTATATGAGCCCAGGACAAATCTTAGATGATTACCATGATGAGCTTAAGCCTAAGGATATCACTATGATAGAGAATGACCTAGTAGGTAATTCATCAGGTGAATCAGCTATAGACATAGGTAAGAAACCAGACTTAGCACTTAAACTAGATGATACTGTATCTGCAGCATTCTTAGAAAATGATACCAACTATGGTTCTACATTTGATGGAGCAGGTAACATTAGAGTAGTGAAGGCTTACTGGAAATCTATGAGAAAGATTAAGAAAGTCAAGTCCCTTACTGAAGAAGGAGAATATGAATACAACTTCCAAGATGAAAACTACAAGATAGATGAATCTAAAGGAGAAGAAGAAACAGTACTCTGGGTATCAGAATGGTGGGAAGGACATAAGATTGGTGGTGGAGCAGGAGATGATGATGATGTAAATGCTATTTATGTCAGATTACGTCCTAAGCCAGTACAATTTAGGTCTATGGAGAATCCATCTAAATGTCACCCTGGAATTGTAGGAACAGTTTATAATACTAATTCTAACCTAGGAGTATCTCTTATGGATAGAATGAAACCATACCAATACCTTTATAATATTCTAGCTTACAACAGTGAGTTGATGATTGCTAAGAATAAAGGTAAGATAATGAGATTAGGTCTCCATGAGGTTCCTGAAGGATGGGCAGTAGATAAATGGTTATCTATGGCAGAGTCTATGAATGTTGCTGTCTATGATGCCTTCAAAGAAGGTAATAAAGGAGCATCTCAAGGTAAGGTAGCAGGTGCAATGAATGCACAGTCTCCAGTAATAGATATGGAAATGGGTAACAGTATTCAATTATATATGAATATGATGTCCTTTATTAAACAAGAGCTTGGTGAGATAGCAGGAGTATCTGCAGCAAGACAAGGACAAATCCAATCCAGAGAAGCTGTTGGTAATGTAGAAAGGGAAGTATCACAGTCTTCTCATATTACTGAGTACTGGTTTATGGAACATGACCAAGTTAAGATTAGAGTTATGGAGTGTTTACTTCAGACTGCTAAGTATGCTTGGAAAGATAATAAGAATAAAAAGGTACAGTACATCTTAGATGATGGGTCTAATGTACTTATGAACTTAGATGGTGAAGAATTTAATGAAGCAGAGTTTGGTTTGTTAATCACTGATGGTGCTGGTTCTCATGAGTTAATGCAAACTATGAAACAACTTGCACACGCAGGTATTCAGAATGGTGTACTTAATTATACGCAACTTATTGATATATTCTCTACTGAGTCTATTTCTTCTATTAGAAAGAAACTTACTAGAACTGAAAATGAGAAGCAACAAAGAGACCAGCAAAATGAGGAAAGACAACAGAAAATGCAACAAGAAGCATTGGCTATGCAAGCTGAAGAGCAAGAAAAAGCTAGAGACTTTGTTAGAGAGGAATGGGATAGAGAAGATGGTAGACTAGACAAAGAGTTGAGTACTAAGATAGAAGTAGAATCTATGAGACAAGATAATGAAGACTCTAGATTCTATGATGGTGGTAATGATGATGGTGGAGGAGATGCTGTAAGTTTAGCAGGACTTCAACTACAAGCTGATAAAATAAATAAGGATTTCCAACTTAAGAAGTCTGCTCAAAGTGAGACAGTTAGACACAATAAAAAGACTGAAGCACAGAAAGAGAAAGAAATAGCTATCAAAAAAGCACAGCCTAAAGGACCTAAGGCTCCTAGTAAGAAGTAATTTTAGTTATCGCTGAGATAATATTTTTTGTTACGCAGCATAACTTATGTAATTTGTATTATTAATAGTACGTATATTTGTACACATAAAGAGAGAGAAAGATGAGTTTTAATTTTGAAAGCATCAACTTGGAGGAGCTGGCTAGCTCTGAGACTCCAGTAGTTGAAACAGAGAATTTAACACCTCCTGCAGAAGTTGTACCTGAAGTGGTAGCAGCGGAAACACCAGCAGAGGTTAATATATTAGATACTGACGGTATTGATTTAGATGCATTAGCAGAATCAGATTCCCCAGTAATAGACAAAGACAATTTAAAAGAGACTACGGGCTCAGAAGAGGATAACAATACTAAAGATACAAAGGCTCCTGATAAAGCTAATGCTTCTCTCTCTTCTCAAGACACGTTTACTTCCCTAGCCTCAGCATTAATAGAATCAGGAGCCTTTTCTTCACTTTCAGATGAAGATGTATCAGAAATTAAAGATGTTCCCACTCTCTTAGAGAGTTTAGGGAAACAGATTAAGCAAAGTGAACTCTCAGACTTAAATGAGAATCAAAAACAATATTTAGAAGCTCTTAGAAATGGAGTACCTCAAGATAGTTTTGTAGCAAAGAAGTCTACTGCAGACCAATACAAAAAAATTGAGAATACTACTATACAAGACTCTCCTGATTTAGCCAAAGAGTTAATCAGAAGAAGTTTTATAATCAAAGGCTTTGATGAAAAAACTGCAGAGAATTACGCTTCTCTGTCTGCTAAATCTGATACATTTTATAATGATGCCTTTTCTGCAAAAAATGCCCTTGTTGCCCATGAAGAAGCTGAGTTTAAAATTGAATTAGATAAAGCTAAACTTGACAACGCAACTAAGGTAGAAGATGAGCAAAAGAAATTAGCAGCTCTGAAATCTAAATTAGAAGAAGAGTCAGAAATACTCAAAGGAGTTAAAGTAACAACTGCCACGAGGACTAAAATTTTTAACAGTATGACATCCCCAACAAGTATGGATGATGGTGCTCCTTTAAATGAAGTCATGGCAAGTTATAAAGATGACCAAGAGTACAAGGTAAGACTACACGCTTTACATGTAGTAACTAAAGGCTTTACTGATTTTAGTAAGTTAGTAGGTAGTGGTAAAAAAGCTGCAATTAACAGTCTAGAAAAAGTATTGAACCAACAAGGTTCTGGAGCTAGTGGACATAGTATCATTGATTCTGTGACTCAAGGTAAAACAAGTAGAGAGATAGGAGAAGCTTTGAAAAACATATCTTTTTAAATAATTATTAATTAACAAAAAACAAATAAATGGCAACTAGAATATCCCCGTTACAAATGACGGATGCTACTACGTGGAAAGGTTTGACAACAGAAAATCACTTAGGTGCTATCTGGCAACAAGCTCCACAAAAAGTATCTGACATGATTATGAATGTTCAGCAAAACTATTTTGGAAATAACATTGATCCATCGTTTACGCCATCAAACGTTTTCATAATCCAGATTGGAAAACAGGTGATTGGGAAGAGAAATTTGGCGTCGATGATAT